GACGGCATTTTCACCCTCAACAGCGCTTTGAACAGTGGCCCTTACACCTGCGTCCTTTCGCCGGTACAATGGAATCACTTTCAAAGCAGCCTGCGATCTGAGGTTGGATCTGCACAGTTCCTCCCAGCTACCAATGACACCTTGGCCTCACACGGTCCTGGCTTCCGCGGTTCTTGGATGGGCGTGGACTTCTACGTCGCTGACGCTGTTGATACATCTGGTGGTAATGATCAGGGCGGAATCTTCACCCAAGGCGCCATTGCTTACGGCATGGGCAACGTGTCCAGCATGGCTTCACAAATCCCAGCAGCCAACCTAATCGTTGACGCTGGCGAGTTGGTTGTTGAGTTGGATCGCACTGCTTCTGACGGTGTGTCTGCTGCATACGCAACCATGATTATGGGCGTGGCTGTTGCTGACCAATCTCGCGGCTGTGAAATCCTCAGCTCCGCGACCTAATAAACCCAGGCGGCTGGGTGAGGGGTTTGGCTTTGACTCCTTGGCTCCTCACCCGGCTTTGCCTATTGATACAACAAAGAGAGGGACCGTGAAAGAAACACTTCATCTGCGCAAGCCAACAAAAGAGAAGGCCGTCATCCGTGACGATGAGGGCTTACCCATTGGACCGCGCGACAAACGCACATACAAATTTGTTTATGTGCATTTTCCCAAGGCTTGGACCTATGACCTTGAGTTGGGATTCTTGCCGACCATCAAGAAGATCAAGGCCAGACCTGGATTGAATGGCGTCAAGAAAGACGGTAGCATGGCGCTGACCCTTGCCCGCGTTACCGAGATGGGCGGCACTGTGCTCGACCCGAAAGACGAGCGCCTGGGTGAATATCAAGACTATGTGTGCTTCTACCCAATCCGAAACAGCACATCGAAATACTACGTCGACTTCAATCAAAGCGCGGTAGTATTGCCATCTGACGAAGTGATTTGGAACACCAGCGAACAGCGCGAAACGTGGAACGTCTTCCTGGCTTTCATTCGTGAGTCTGGAATGATCCGGCCTTTACTGCGTGAGGTTTATATCGGCATGGTCGAGCGCGAGCGTAATAAGCGCGACAGCTTGATTGGGCGCGTTGACCGCAACCCGCACCTGAAGAAACGCTTGGCTGACTGCGAAGCTAAGCTGGAAGGCATGACAGCAGCGTGGGACAAACACAACGCGGCACTGGCCAAGACCTTGAAGCCCACAACGCCCAAGCGGCGCGTGGCAAAGGTGACGACATGAGCAAAGAGCAACCCGGACAACGTGACGCCATCGCCAAGACAGTATCGCAAATGGTCAAGGGTGGAGCAGATCCACGATACGCAAAAGCCAAGGCCGTAAAATCAGCTATCAGAGACGATAGGCGCAAAAGCGCTAAACAATAAACACACATAAAAAGAGAGAGTTGAAATGTCATTTGACGGGAAAAACCCTTTTCGCATCCTACGCCAAACCTGGAATCCAGGCGGCTGGGAAAAAGAAACCCTTGCCGGAAATAGAACGCTAACGCATTCCGACGCCCAAATGCTGGGCCTTGACTGCGACGGCACTGGTAGAGATGTATTCTTGGCAGCACCACGGAAGGGCGCTTGGATTTGGATCTTCAATCAATCCTCAACAGCGAAAAACCTGAGCGTGAAACAAGCAGACGGCTCAACCGCCTTAGCCACGATCAACCAAAACGAAAGCGGGCTCTTTTATTGCGATGCTGACGCAGCAGACGACAGCGCGAGCGGCTGGCAGCTGATGGCGTTGATCACTATTGCATTAGGCTAATCCATGAGTGACACCGTATACAGTGCGCGGTGGGCTGGTCCCACTTTCATTGAACGGGCTAAAGACCAAACCGTATCCGTTGCGATAGAACGCAGCGGAGCGGCGGTCACCCTGACCAGTGGAACCATGACGATCTATCGGCCAGGCGGTGACGCTATGGTTGACGCTGTGGCGGGCACTGTTGCGGCTGGCGTCTTTACGTCGGCCACTGTGGCAGCGGCCACAACCAGCGGCGAAAGCCTTGGAAAGAACTGGCTAATCCGGGTTGACCTGGTGATCGCTGGTGATACTTATACGTTTTACAACGACGCGGTTTTGTGCTTGGCTCGACTGTACCCGACTATTGGACAGACTGATCTTGTGGCTCGCCACAGTGAAGCAGCCAACCTGCTGGGTGCATCTATCACCAGCCTGCAACAGTACATTGATCAGGCTTGGGCGGATATCTGCGACAGGCTCTATCTGGATTCGGTGCCGTTCTGGAAGTGGCGCACCCCGAGCGCTATGCGTCAGGTGCTCTTTGATCGTTCGTTCGAACTGCTCTTTTATGATTACGCCACACTGCTGGGAAGCAATGACAGGTATCTGAAATATGCTGAGCGATACGCGGCACTGTATGAGCGCGACCTGGAGCGCCTAAGCAGCACCATAGACACGGGTGAAGACAACACGCTGCGCGATGAGATTGCGACGGGCTCGCCTGTGATTCTGCTGACAACCTCAAGGAACCGATAGCGTGACACCAGCAGCCGCACTGACCGCCGTGATTGCCCGTCTAACGGCTGCCAGCTTGGTACAGGCGCGTTCACCCTTGGGCGTAATGAACGCCAGCCAGCAGCGCGTCAACCGCTCGTTTTCTGTGCTGCCTCAAGGGATGGCGCCGTCATCGTCACCGGGTAGAGGTCGGCCAACTGTCGACGGCTTGCGAATGACGCAGACATTTAAGATCGAGCTGGGCCACCAGATCAAACCAGGCGACGGTCAAGAGGCACCGAGTCAGGCGCTATCAGACCTGCACATTGCCATGAAATACATAAGCGCCAACGGCACCAGCTTGACGAC